ACTACTTGGATGCTTAATCTCTCGACTGGCTTGGCTTCCATGGAAGCTGTATGCGCGGCTTTATCATCTGCTGAGTTACCTGAATAACCAGCTGCAATTTTGAAGGGACTTAATGCCTCTTCACCAGCTGTTGTGTCTACGCCTGCGGTGCTATCAAATTTATCTGCATAACGTACACGTAATGTATGAATCTGACCAACTGGGCCAGTCATTGGTTGAACGCCAACTAACTCGTTTGCAATAACGGTTGGCATTACTCGTCTAATTACTGGAAGAATTACCTTGTTTAGAGCAGCTACATTGCCTGCTTGTGTTGAGCTTGCAAGTGCATTTTCTGCAAGGTACGATTTTGTGTTCTCCAAAAGAACGCCCATGGTTTGCTTACGCTGACCGTCTAGACCTTCCATTAGAGCGTCTTTAGTGGCTCCCCAGTTTTGACTTTCTGTTAGGTTTTCTGCCATTTTAAATACTCCTTATTTAATACCTGCTAATTTTTTAAGATGGATAATGTTTCCACTATTTTCATCTGTATTAACTTCTGTTGTTTCTTTTTGTGGTTGCACTTTATCACCGGTTTTTTCGGTTAATGCGACTTTAGAAGTTTCTTTTCTACTAACTGTCTCATTGAGTACAGCTGGTAGATATTTTTGGAAACTACCCTTGAGGTTCTTTGTCTGAACACTCTCAAGTAATTCTTCCATAATACCCCTCTTACTTTTTGCTAAAGGTGTAAGCAATTCGCCCATGATTTTATCACGGCCGATTTTGTCATTAAGTTTCTTAACTTCAACATTTGCTGTATCTTTAGATTCGGTAAGGGAAGTAATATTCTGTTGTTGTTCCTCAATTGTTCGATTGAGCTTGCGAACTTCTGTGCCTTCTGCGAGATATGAAGTCATATACTCCGCTGCAAAAGATTCAAATATCTGGCGGCCAAAATTATTTTCGCGGGCCGCTTTAATATCTTCTTTAAGTTGTGTCATTTCACCGCGCAATGCTGACTCAACAACCTGTTCGATTGTTTTTGCCGCACGTTTAATGAAACGTTGTTTTGCTTCGTCAAGTTTTTGACGTCCGCTAGCAATTAACGTAACTTTTGCTTCTGCGAGAGACTTCTTATCTTCGTTGAACTCAGCAATTTCGTTAGAAAGTTGCTTTAGCACAAAACCCTCAAGTTTATTAAAATTATCGAATTGCTTATTACGATCTTCACGTAGTTCGACGATTTCCTTTTGTAATGTTTCCATTACAAAATTGTTAAGAGCGTTAGTATGATTGCTCATGTGTTGCTTGTAAGCAACACGAGCCTCAATTAAACCCTTACGGTCATCAGCAAACTCTGTAATTTCTGTTTTAATAGCATCAGATAGCATATTGTCCATTGCTTCGACAAGTTGTGACTTATCGCTCTCATATCGGTTGGCAAAATCGTCACGTAGCTCATTCGCAACTGCTTCACGAGCCTCGATTAAATTTGTCTCCCATGCTTCCTGAATACTGGCCTTAGTATTCTCATCTAAAAGATCGCTTTCAAGTAATTCTTTAAGTGCTTCGGCCATAATGTTCTCCCTTTACTTCTTGTTCAATTCCTCAATAAACTTCATAATACCTTCTTGTAGATATTTCTGAGCTTTTTTATCATTAATCATTGCTTCTGCTAAATTATACATGCCATAACCGCCACGCATATTCCATAAACTTTCGCGTATTGCTTTTGGATATGCTTCTGGTGCACTTGGTTGGGCAACAATATCTACTGTAACGATGTCGAAATCAGACACGTGTCCGCTTTCATTTACGTTACCGCTACCTCTACTTGATACACCTAATTTTGCTCCACTTTCAAGCAATGTAGATATAATGTTCCCCATAGGTGTCGGAATAATTTTTAACTTCCCATACCCATTAGGACCATCCATCCACATGTCTTCAACAATGTGGCTAACCCGGTCTAAATTGACAGTCAATTCTTCAGGATGGTCGGCTTCACCGAGGACTGTTTGTCCTTCTTGTAAGCGTTCGTTAATTGTCTCAACAGCCTTGCCTATCTCTTGAATGGGATAGATACGATCGTTTTGATTCTTAACGCCACCTTGAATAAAGATCCCTTTCATATAAAGATCTTTACCGTCACCGCTTTCGCGATCACGTTTCTCAACTATCATTTTAGTTTGGTTAGGTGTTAGACGTTCAAATAATGGTTTCTTTGCCATTTGTTACCTCAAATCCTTATTCTGCAATGGTTTTGCAGATTTATCGGACTTGTCACCAGCTTCGGCTTTTGGGCCTGCTGATAATTTAGCGTCTTGATTTGTTGTCATGCCTTCGGCAGGCTTATCTGCTGATCCGCCTTTCTCGTCGCCGCCTGCAAAATCTACTGGTTCTGCACCGTCTGTTAAGTTAGGTGCTGTAATGTTTCCGCCTGTGTTAACTGATTTAGCACTGGCATCACCATTATCGCCCATCTTAGCAGCTGGAGCATTAGATAACTTTGCAGATTCGTCTAACTCTTCTTCGTCTGACTCTTCAGACTCAAACCGAATTGCTTCTTCTGGTTCGATTTCCATTTCCATGTCATCGCCCATACCAACGTCGGCCTCGTCTTCGCCAGGTAGTTCTTCATCATCACCACCCATTAGCTTGTCAAACTCAGCTTTGAGTTCTTCTACTGCGGCTTCTAGATCATCTAATTTCGCCGGGATTGCTTCCTCTGCATCGCCTTCTGGCTCTGCAAGTTCTTCTTCATCACCGCCGATTTCCATGTCGTCTAGATCGTCTTCTGCTTCGGCATCGAAATCTTCGCCTTCGTCGTCGGCTTCACCGACTGCTTCTTCCTGATCAACTTCGTCGCCGAATTTGGCAATTTCATCGCCTTCTTCGCCAATTTCATTTTCCCAGTTAGACCTGGCTGACTCATCAACCTCCTCTTCTGCTGTATCGTCTTCAAGTGCTTCCTCAATGTCTTCATCTTCATCTTCAATTAAAGATTCGTGAATCGATCGAGCCTTTTCAACAAATACAGTGTGAAGAAGGTCGCGAGCCTTTTCTTCTTCTTCATTAATAAGGTACTCTAGTACCTGTTCTAATTTTTGTTTTGACATCCGAATATTCTCCTCTTCAAACCGCGAAAGAGTTTGTAATAATATTTAAGATGTCTTACTTAAAATGCGGGCATAATGGTGGATTTTTCGCCGAAAAAGGAGAATTCCTGGCGAAAACTATTTAAACTAATTAATCAAATCATTATATACAATGTTAACTACAATTTATCAAAGGCCGGATTCTTCAGTTGGTTGAGCATAAACTTTTGTTATTATATCTTGACGATTTATTTTTTCGTATTCACGAAATGCTCGAATCTTGCGAAGGGTGTTTAAGTGTTCTAGTGTAAATCGTGGCCTACGACTATCATCAATTGACGCGGCATAATAATTGTCGCCTTCGACGTTATAGAATCCTTCTGTTAGAAAATCTCTAGCTCTCATATGTTTATTTATCATACTAAAGTTAAAGGAGGTGGTGTATTTATTATTTTAGTTTCTATACCGGCGTCAAGGGAGGTGCATCCCCAGCTGGGGCATTTTCAGCACCGCTTATTGGTGACTCTGCACCTGGCTCTGCTGGCATATCAGCACCTATATCCATATCTACGTCTGGTGCCAATGCATCAGGTTCTGCTGGCCGAACCCCAACATCTGACATACCGGCTCCGGCTATGTCTGTTACAGTTGCAATGCCAGATTCCTCAATAAATGACGTTTCATTCTGTATAATATCTTCATCTGTAAGGCCAAGATAACGTTTCATTGCAAAACGTTTACTGATATAATCAGCCGCTTCTACACTCGTAAAGACGTTCATTGCTACTTGGTCTACTTCTGCTTGACGATACTTACCGAAGTTCTGAACAACATTAAATGACAAATCAAAAGAACTACTTTCAATCAAAACACCACGATGTTTTAAGAACATCTTAAATTCGTTATCTAGTTCTTCAACAATAAGTTGTTGTAGTCTTTCACAATACTTTGTAAATCTAAACTCTTGAATCATTGCTGTGCCAGTTCTACCGTCATTAAACGCAGAACCGTTTGCATCCATACCACCCAAGTAACTTGGTGGGACACGCAAACCTCTTA